GGCGAGACGCAGTTTTTCTTTGACACGTTCGGCATCGAAGCGCCTCCGGTCATGGACGATGCGGCCGGGAAGCGGTTCGTGCTGGTGGACCACAGCACATACGCCCAGGCGATCGACGGCATGGAGGAGGCTCGTGTGGTGGGGATCGTGGACCACCACGGCATCGGGGATGTGACCACGAGCGAGCAGATAAACGTGCGCAGCGCGCCGGCGGGCGCGGCGGCGTCCCTCGTTTTCCTGTCCTATCTGGAGTGCGGTGTTCCCGTTTCCCAGAATATGGCGAGGATCATGCTGATGAGCATCCTGTCCGATACCCGCAACATGCGGCGCAATGTGACGGCGCTGGATCAGCGCGCCTATGACTCCCTGACGGCCATCGCCGATCTGGGGGATATCGACAGCCTGTATCAGGGGATGGCGGCCGCGCTGTCCTCCTATGGGGACATGTCCGACTGGGAGATCTTCCAGTCCGACTACAAGGAATATGAAAGCGGCGGCGTTACCTTCTGCATCGGCGACGTCAACGCCTACGGAGAGGACGCGGTCCGGGAGCTGGCGGAACGCATGTACCGGGTGATGGAGGAGAATTACGACGCCATGGACCTGGATATGCTCTTCACCATCATCAACAACAAGGGCGACGATGAGACGGAAAACATGATGTACATGGTGGCCTTCGGAGACGGGGCGGCGGAGCTTCTTCAGGAGATCTACGGAAACGATGACGGCACGGGGTATTTCGTGTTCAAGGAAAACCTCTCCCGGAAGTCGGACGTTGTACCCGCGCTGTCGGAGGCGCTCAAGTGATCCTGTGAGGGCAGGAAGAGCAGTAAGGAGAAAAACGGAATGAGTCGATCCGGAAAACTGCGCTCCGGCATGGAGTTCAGTATCATAAGCGCGATCGTGCTGTTGCTGGCCATATTCGGAGGCATCGTCAGTACGATCGGTTATATGAGCTTTACCGATACGTTTAAAAAAGAATACGCCAGCTCTACATACCACATAGCCGATACGGCTACAAAGCTGATAAACGGCGACCATCTGGCGGCCTACCTTGCCGGGGATGAGGAAGAGGAATACCAGCTGACGAAAGAGTATCTGGATTCCTATTGCAAATCGATGAGCGTTTCCATTGTCTACCTGATCCAGGTGGATACCAGCGATTACGGCAGGTTCGTATCGATCTTCAATTCTATAGACAACACGGTGGACGATACGGAATACGTCGAGTGGGAACTGGGCCACAGTCGGGATACGACGAACGAGGAATACCGTCAGAAGTATCAGGCGCTGTACGAAGAAGGATCCCTGTACGAGACGGTCTATCGCGAAAAAACAACGGACGGCACCCATCCCCACATCACCACCATGGTCCCCGTGAGGGATTCTTCGGGCGATGTGGTGGGGATCCTCTGCGTGCAGAGGCCGATCCGGGAGCTGGAGGACGACCCCCAGGAGGAATCAAGCTGGTTAAAGGCGAACCCCGTCCTCCGATACCCCGGCGTCTACGGCGACACGCTGCGGGAGCAGATCAGGACGGAATGCGAGCTGGCCTATGGCAGCGGGGACGCGGACAAAATCCGCATGTTCCTCACCCGGCGCTGCTGCCTCTGGCAGGCGGACGCCTCCAGCGCCAACAAGTACCTCACCGTGGAGCAGCTGGAGGCCCTGCGGGCCCTCTGCGTGCCCAGGGCGGAATTTGCCGCCCTCACCGACGGGCGGGAGTGCTATGCCGGGTACGACCTGGGGAAGCGCATCGACCTCAGCGGCACGGCGGCGGTGTGGGCCCTGCCGGACGGGCGGATCGCCCTGAAGGCGCACGGCTTCCTCCCGGAGAACGCGGCGGCCCAGCACGAGCGCACGGATCGCGTCCCCTATATCGCCTGGGCGAAGGACGGCTACTGCACCCTCACCCCCGGCGACGTCACCGACAACAGCTATGTGGAAAACTGGATCTGCGAGGGGGAACGGGAGCACCGCTGGAAGGTGAAGGAAATCGACTATGATGGGCACAACGCCACCGACCTGGCCATCGCCATGCGGGAGAAGCGGGGGGAGGACAGCGTGGTGGAGATCCCCCAGACCTGCGCCGGGCTGAACCAGGCCACCAAGCGGCTGCGGGAGCTGATTCTCCAGGGGAAGCTGGTGGCGGAATACAGCCCCCTCCTCCTGTGGTGCTGCGGCAACGCGGTGGAGGTGGTGAACAACTTCGGGGACATCAAGCTATCCAAGCGGCACAAGGACGACAGTCAGCGCATCGACCCCCTGGCGGCGGCGCTGAACGCCCTGGCCCGGCTGCTGGTGGCCCAAGAGACGCCGGACATCAACGAGATCATCCGGCAGAGAGGCTTTGCGGTATGAAAAAAGTAGTTACTTTTTTGAGGCGCATTCTGGACGACGCCTGCTTCCTCATCGGCGCGGGCCTGGTGAGCTGGGGGGCCTGGGAAATCTATCCCCCCGCCGGGCTGATCGCCGCCGGGGGCGGGCTGATCGCCTTTGCGCTGCTCATCGCGTAGACGGGGACGGGAGTTCCCTCATCCGCCCCCTGCGGGGGCACCTTCTCCCAGGAGAAGGCAATGAAAGGAGAGATTTTATGCTGCTGAAGAGAGGAATCCACGCCAACCGGGACCCTTCCACCATCTACGGCGCGGTGATGAGCGCCGAGGAGCTCTTCAGGGACTGGGAGGACGCCGAGGCCGAAGAGGAGCGCGTGGGCGGCGCGGCGGGGGCCATTCGCCTCAGCGCCGTTGCGGCGGCGCACCGCATCTACTGCTCCAGCCTGGCGGTGCTGCCCTGGCAGGTGCGGCAGCGGGTGGGGGATGAACGCCTGGAGCCGGATCACCCCGTGGCCAGGCTGCTGAAAACCCGATACAACGAGAGCATGAGCCAGTACACCGCCGAGCGGGCCATCGCCAGCCAGGCTTTCTGGTACGGGACCGGCTTCGGCGCCATCGTCCGGGACAAGCTGGGGCAGGTGAAGGAAATCTTCCCCCTGCCCTCGGCGGGGTATCAGCGCCTGGTGAACCCGGAGGACGGGGCCGTCTGGTACAGCTTCAGCGTGGAGAGCGGAACCCCCGGCGGGGCGCGGCTCCAGCGGCGGTTCCAGGAGAGCGAGCTGCTGGTGTTCCGCTTCGAGAGCTTTGACGGCTACACGGGGAGGGGCCTGCTGGACATCGCCCGGGAGAGCCTCGCCGCCGACAGCGCCGCCCAGCGCTACAGCCGCCGCTTTTTCGTCAACGGCAGCCGCCCCAGCGGCGTGGTGAAGGTGCAGACGGCCCTGGACCCGGATGTGCGGGAGCAGGTGCGCTCGGACTTCGAGCGCATGAGCCGGGGGCTGGACAACGCCTTCCGGGTGGCGGTGCTGGACATGGGCATGGAGTACACCCAGCTCGGCATTTCTCAGAAGGACGCCCAGTTCATCGAGAGCCGCAGTTTTTCCGTGGAGGAGGTCAGCCGCTTTACCGGCGTCCCCGTCTACATGCTCCAGAGCGGAAAGCAGAGCTACCAATCCAATGAGCAGCAGGAGCTGGACTTTGTGACCAACACCCTGACGCCGCCGGTGACGCAGATGGAGCAGGAATGGGGCTACAAGCTCCTCAGCGAACAGGACAGGGAGGAGGGCTACTACCTCCACAAGAACCTGAACGCCCTGCTGCGGGGCGAGAACCAGTCCAGGGCGGCGTTCTATGAGAAGATGATCTCCATGAGCGTCTTCTGCCCGGATGAGGTCCGGGCCCTGGAGGACATGAGCCCCCTGCCGGACGGGAAGGGGAAGATCTACCGCTTCAGCAAGAACTACGCGGAAGTGGGAAAGGAAGAATGACGGGGGTTTCCCTCATCAGTCAGCTTCGCTGACAGCTTCCCCCAGGGGAAGCCAACCGCTGCGGCGGGGACAACAGACGAAAGAAGGTGAAATAGACGATGGACATTCAGATTCGGGGGCAGCTTGTGGACAACGACAGCGCCGACATCCTGCGCTGGTATGGCTGGCTGGATCTTGTCTGCCCCATGGACATCTCCGACGCCCTGCGGGATGCCGGAGGGGAGGAGGTGACCCTCCTCATCAACTCCCCCGGCGGGGACATGACCGTGGGGACGGAGATCTACTCCCTCCTGCGGCGCTACGCCGGGCGGACGGTGGCCCTGGTGCAGGGCTTCGCCGCCTCCGCCGCCACGCTCCTTTTGCAGGGGGCGACGGTGCGCCGGGCCGAGCCGGGGGCGCTGATCTGCGTCCACAACCCCAGCCTGGAGGCGGAGGGGGACTACCGGGACCTCAAGGGAGCCGCCGACAGCGCCAAAAACGCCCGGGAAGCCATCCTGGACATCTACGCCCAGCGCTCCGGCGCGGAGCGGGGAACCCTGGGGAACCTCATGGACAAGGACATCTGGATCAGCGCCTCCCAGGCCAGGGACTACGGCCTCCTGGATGAGGTGCAGCCCTGGGACGGGGCGGAGGATGAGCCGCTGCCGGTGATGGTGGCCTCCGGTTCGCCCCTGCCCAGGATCACAAACAAGATGCGCTCCGACTACGCCGACCATGTGGCGGCGGAAAGGCGGAAGATCATCGCCCGGCTGCGGCAGAAGCAGCTGGAGCTTTTGTAAACAACGGGGGACGGGGTTCCCTCATCCGCCCCTGCGGGGCACCTTCTCCCAGGAGAAGGCAACGAAAGAATAAGGAAAGGAAGATTCAAAGATGGATTACGCGAAGACTATCAACGACCTGCGGGCCCGGAAAGGCCAGCTCCTGAAGGACGCCGACGCCCTCCTGGAGGCCGGGAAATTTGACGAGGTGAGCGCCAAACACGAGGAGGCGGAAAAGCTCGCCAACCAGATCGCCGCCGTGGAGAAGCAGGCGGCCCTCAGCTCCGAGGGGGCGGAGATGTCCGATTCGAACACCGACCCGGTGAAGGATGAGGTGCGGCCCTTCCGCAGCCTGGGCGAACAGCTTCAGGCCATCCGCAACATCGCCCGGAGCCACAAGCCCGACGGGCGGCTGGAGCGTATCAACAACAGCGCACTGGGCGGCAACGAGGCCACCGGCGCGGACGGCGGCTATGCCCTCCAGGAGGATTTTGCCGGGAGCATCCTGGACACCGTGGTGGAAAACAGCGAGCTGCTGCGCCGGGTGGACAGCTACAGCGTCTCCGCCGGTTCCAACGCCGCCCGCTGGCTCCAGCTCGACGAGACCGACGTCTCCAGCTCCGTCTTCGGGGGGATCCAGACCTACTGGGCCGCCGAGGCCGCCAGCGTCAGCGCCACGAAGCCCGCCTTCCGGGAACTGAAGCTGGACCTGGAGAAGATCATGGGCTTCGCCTATGCCACCGATGAGCTGCTGGAGGACGCCCCCTTCATGAGCGGTCTCTATGAGCGGGGCTTCGCCCTGGCCGTGGACCGGCTGCTCACCGATGCCGTCCTCTCCGGCGACGGGGTGGGGAAGCCCCTGGGCATCCTCAATTCCGACGCCCTCGTCACCGTGGCCAAGGAGAGCGGCCAGGCTGCCGCCACCCTCACCGGGGCCAACGTGGTGAAGATGTGGAACCGGCTGCTGACCCGGCAGCGCTCGAATGCCGTGTGGGTCATGCACCCCGACCTGGAGGGGCAGCTCCCCGGCCTCAGCATCGCCTCCAACGGCGGCAGCGCCGAGAAGTTCCTCTGGGATCCCGAGGGCGGCCTGAGCGGCCTCAACTACCAGCGCGTGCTGGGGCGGCCCGTCATCTTCGACGACGCCTGCGCCGCCATCGGCAGCAAGGGCGATGTGCTGCTCATCGATCCCAGCCAGTACATCCTCCTCCGCAAGGGCGCGGCCAAGACCGGCTGGAGCATCCATGTCCAGTGGCTCACCGATCAG